TTAATTGACAGCCGGGAACAGTTGACTCGCAAGGGCCGTGGGCTTGCCCAACAAATAGTAGGAATAGAACCTGAACCCAAGGTAGAAGAAGAAGTTAAGGTAGAAGAAGAAGTTAAGGTAGAAGAGGAGGTTAAGGTAGAAGAGGAGGTTAAGGAAGAACAACCCGTGGAGCAGGTTGCAGAAGAGCCTGTGGAGCAGGAAGAGCTGGTGGGGGAAAAGCCGAAAGTTGAGGAAGAACCCCAGAAGATACAAATATTTAACCAAGATAAAATAAAAAAAGGTGAGCCGGGGTTTAAACGCAAGGCTATCGAAAGGACAAACGCAAAAATCATTACTCCAGATGGTTCAATGGAAGTAGGAAGGAACCTTGTAATACTTGATCTTTCAGAAGTGGTCTATGCAAGCGGCAGATTGCAGGGTAGGGATAGAGGAAGACAACAGTCTGCTGATCTTGCCAGAAACAGAGCCGTAAAGTTTGATCCTGCCCAAGTAGTTGAGGCTTCAAGGACTTCAGATTCGGGGCCGCCACTTGTTACACCATCCGGGGTTATCCTTTCAGGGAATGGTAGAACTCTCACAATAACTGAGCTTTACGATAATCCAGACCTCTCCGAGCAGAAAGAAAAATACTTAGCAGAACTGGAGAAACTTGCCGGGAAAGGTCTGCTTAAAGGCATAAAACGTCCTATCTTGGTGCAACGTCTCAAGACAAATGAGTGGGGTGCAGGTGTCGGGCGGTCTAAGGAGGTGTGGGAGCCAGTACAGTATGAACAGGCAGTTAGATTTGCTGATGCAAGCAATATCCAGAAGGTTGATACAATGTCAACTTTTGAAAGAGCAAAGTCTGATGGTAAAGTCCTGAAGACTATTGCCCATCTTATGAAAAGCCCAGAAGTTGCAACAGCAGGTAACTCAGAGTTTATACAACAGTTTGCGGCAAAAGCTGTTTCTGATACAGAGGCTGGAGACTTTTTCCAAGCTGACGGAAAGAAAATATCTGTCTCAGGAATAAGGCGTATTGAAGATGCACTTCTTACAGCAGGATATGGTGAAAATGAAACTGTCCTCTCTGCTCTGGAGAACCCGGATGATAAGATAAAGTCACTTAAATCGGCAATGCTGAAGGTTGCTCCAAGGTTTGCAGAGATAGCTAATAAAATAGATAAAGGTGATATTCCTGCCGATATGGATATTGCACCTTATATAATAGATGCCGTTGAACAAATCCGATCCCACAAAGAAACCAAGACTACACTTGCAGATGACCAGAGACAAGATAGTTTGTTTATTCAGGAAGAGTCAGATTTAACGGATTCCCTAGTAGATGCATTTTATAATGATGATGGAACTAGGACTAGATCAAAGGAATTTATTGGGAAAGTCCTTACAAAAGTTGTGGACTATACCCTTGCCCAAGACTATACTCAAGGGATACCCGGTTTAGAAGAATTCTCTAGCACAGCTCCAATAGGGGATATTTTAGCTAAATCAATTAAAGAAACCAAAACAGAACAGAAGGTAAAAGATGACAAAGCAAAAGCCAAAAAGAAACAAGGAGAGCTTAATATTGATGAAGGCGATAGTGCAACAGTCACTAAAGGAAGTGCTGGAGGAAGAGAACCTGTCCACGGAAGAGGAACTGCCCCCAAGGAAGACACAAAAGGAATCCTAACCAATACGAAAAGAATCAGCTCCTCTGTCAGAGATCAAATTTATGCTGATATGGCGTTGCAAGACGAGAGTATGTCGCCTGATTTAGACCTTGAATCCAGAATAGCTATACTCAGAAACCTGAAGCCAGAGGTTCTTGCAAAGAGGATGCAGAAGATGGTGGAGGAAAAGTTTAGGTTTAAGTTCGTTGATGATGAACTTCCTCAAGGTATGCAAGTATGGAAGCAACCTGCCCCACCTACTGTAGAAGTTACCATTAACAATATGATGAACCTTTACCAGAATGGTGAAGGTATGGCGGCAGCTCTTGGGATGCCTTTGCAATTCATGGGATTGGATGGAACATTGGGATTGCAAGGTAGACTCAAATCAGGACAATACCCTGCGTGGTACAATCCAAACCCCGTACAGATGCAGGAAGGTGGTCACACTATATTCCCATTTATTACAATAACAGGAAGAGCGAAAGCATTTGCCCATGAGTGGGGTCATGCTCTTGACTATCATATCCTAACCAAGCTGGGTAAGGGTTGGCACAAAGGAGCAATGTCTGGTAGGTTAAGGGGGAAGGAATCAAGCGATGCATGGTTGGGTGATAAACCTGCTCCAGAACGATTAAAGTATGCCTATGCAAATTTGCTTAATTCGCTGTTCTATGAACATGGTGCAGATGCCGCATCAATAATGGTTATGCAGCAACAACTTACCAAGGCAACATCAGCGACAGTAATTGCAAAATTAAATCGGCAGATACAGGAGCTGAAAGAAGGAATGTCCAAGAAGCACCTGGACAAAAGCAAGTTTAAGTTGGGTGCAGAATTACTAGGTGCGGTTGCAGGGAAGGCAGAATATTGGAATGAACCCACTGAACTTTTTGCAAGAGCCTTTGAAGCGTATGTTGCCAACAAGGTAACTCAACAGGCCCATACACACAAGGACACATTTAATGAAAACAAGATACAACTAGGGGAGGCTATCAACCCCAAGATGCCGGGTACAGAATATCTGGGTATGCCCAACTCGGACTATATAATAACCGAAAAGGAGGCTAATCAGTTTGCACATATAGATAAAATGTACCCACAGGAATCGGATCGCCTTAATATCTTCTCAAAATTCGATGACCTGTTTAATGCAATGGAAGAGGTGTTCTATAAGGACGAAGAAGCGGCTTCACCGAAAGAAGGCCCAATACACGACTATCCTACATTATATAAGTCTGAACCCCAAGCTCCCCTGACAACAAAAACGGGATGGCAGGAGGGAACCGCAGTAACCAAAAGGAAGGCAAGGCGGTGGGAGAAGAAGCAGGATAGGCTTGCAAAAAGGAAGTTAAAATATCCAACTGAGGGCAAACTGAAAAACGCCTATTATAGATTGCGTGACTTAGTATGGTCTTCATATATAGGTTCCAAGCAGGGTAATTTTGAATCATTCCAAAGACGTTACCCAGAGATAGGAGAGATTACGGAGATAATGAACCTTGTAATGCCTGATCCCGGTGGTGAAAGGTACACAAGTAACACTTGGAATGATGCTGTACCAAGGGAACTCAGACGTAAAGCCTTTATCTTTAAGAACCTTTCAAACCATTGGAAGGCAGAGAAATTTACAGAGGAGGATTTAAAGACTCTCAGGTTGTTAGCAACTTCTGATCCTGCAACTCTTGCCAAGTCTAAGAGAGGGGAGATAGATAAAAACATAATAGGCTATGCAGGGGCCATGAGGAAGATGCTCAACAGTCTTTGGGATTATGCAAACAACAACCATGTTGAAATGAACTTCTTGGAAAAGAATGCATACTTGCCTAGGATGCTCGACTTGTCACTTATCATGGGTGACGAAGCAAAATTTCTTAAACAAGCAAAGAAACTCTACAAGGACGTAATCTGGAAGAATGATCATGGACAATTGGACGTTACTTCTACAGACCAGCTCGTTAGTATCGGAGAGATTGCAGGAGAGAAGAAAGAGGGAGTATCCTACAGTGATTTAAACGACCAGATTCATAAGTTGTTAAATCTTAGTAAACGTGTAAAAAGGTTAAAAGATGAAATAACTGAGCTGGAGAATAGTAAGGAATATGACGAAAAAAAGGATGAAAAGATAGGGGAGGCACAGGAGAAAATTGATAAGATAATGGAACATGAGGATACTGCGCAAATAATAACCGAAGGTTACGAGGCTCTCTCTGAAACATGGGCAAAAGCAGGAGCCGAGGATTGGAAGGCCCGGCTGTATATAAAAAATGGGGAAGACCCATCAAAATCATCACCAGTAGGAGGCCAGTTTACCAAGAAAAGGAAACTACCTGCTGAAGCAGACACAATAATGGTTGATTTCTATCTGGCTCCAGATGATGCACTCCAATCCTACATCACCAGCTTGGTCAGGAAAGTAGAATACGAAAAACTATTTGGTAGACACAAAGTCCCAAAGTACCAAAAACGTAAGCCCGGATCAATGCAACTCAGGGATTACAAGGAATATCTTTTTGACGAGATGTCAAGGAAGGGTGTTAATGCGAATGATGTCAAAATGATGCGGTATGATCTGGATGGAATTTTGGGTAACACGACTCCTGTAGATGATGGAACAATGAAGACCCTGAATACGTTCCATAGTTTTGCTCTTATGGCGTTACTTCCCAGAGCAGTTGCAACTTCGCTTCCTGAACCTTTTGTTGCAGGGATTAAAATGCGTTCTGCTCTGAAAGGATTAAAGGTTTTAACTCATACTCTGGATGAACTACTCGGCAAGGTTAATAAGGATGCCGCACAACGCACCCAATTAAAGAAACAGATTGGGGCAATCCTTGGTGTTTTCGATGATCCTGACATTGGGGAAATGATGGCAGAGAGAATGGGTGGACACTTGGCTGACGATCCAAGGAATCAAGAGCGGATGAATACATACTTTGTACGCACTGCATTGCAGGGAGTAACAAATGCACAGAGAAGAGCTACAATGCTGGTTAGCTTCCAGTATTTGAAGGAACTGGGGGATCAACACAACAACCCTGTAGGAATGAGTGATGAAGCAATTGCTAAGAATAAAAAAGCAGCAGAGATGGAGCTGATGGACTTGGGTATCCCAGAAAACAAGTTAAAAGAATTTTCTGAATATATGCTGGATGTCCATAGAAATAATGTGTCCCCCGAAAGCCTCATGCTTTCGGATGGGACTCTAACAGAAATGGCAGAGCTGCTTTCCATCTCAACAAACAGGGTTACTGACAGGAGTATCCAAAATCCTATGATTTCTTCCAGACCAAGGTATGCAGAAAGTGCGATTGGGAGACTTGTTTATTCCATCCAATCCTTTAACTATTCCTTTACCCGTAACGTCTTGGTTGCAGAATTCTATAAATTCAGGAGAGATAAGAAAAATCTAGGGAGTATTAGTGCAACTGAAAATGCGGCTAAGTTAATGGGGCCAATATTCCAATTATATATAGGCCATGTAATGGTGTCTGCCGCAAGGATGTATTTGATGGATAATGAAAAATGGGAAGAAAAGAAAGAGGAAGGGGAATATACACTTGAAAAATATATTGCAGAGATTTCATTCAGCCGATCCGGAGCATTGGGTTTCATAGAACCTTGGTATCAAACTTGGAGAGCAGTCCGTTACAAGAGAGACTTGGCTACAAGTATTGTTGGCGCAAGTCCGGGGTATTACTTACAACCTGCAAACAAAATAATTGAATATTTTACGGATGAGACTAATTCCCCCAATACCACGAATGCAGAGAAGAAAGCACTTGAGGCTTTCTATACTCTGGTTATAACTCCGGTTATTGTTGGTGCTGTCTCTAATCCTACATTCCTTGCTAACCTTGGCCCAGTAGGTAACTTGATAGCTGGAATGATGGCAATGGTTGGAACGTCTAAAACAGCTAAAACAACCCTTTCCAAAGCAATTTTAGACTAATGACCAGAGAAGAAAAAATAGAACATTTATTGCGACTACAGAAATTACATAAACAAGCTGTAGCCCATTTGCGTACCCCACCACAATTAAGAATTCCCACATAATCCCAATATTTATTGTAAATAAATATTGACAACAAACTCCACCTTTGATATTATATATAGCTAATAGGGGTATCCCCTGTTGGAATAACCACTCATAGAGTTTACAAGTTTTATTGTAAAGACGTTTGCCAAAACGTTTGTAACAGCAAATGCGTTTGCCAAAACGTTTACCACAACAAATGCAAAAGGAGGGCATGGAAAGCACTACCATTCTTAGGAGGAGAATGAAAAAAGCAGGAATTACTCTAAAATCGGTTGCTTATTTAGCCGGGGAAAGCGAACAAACTGTATGCCGGGTTTTAAATAAGGACTTAGTAGAAAAAATTCATGCGGCAGGAAACACCTTAGTCAAGCAAGCAAATGAGAAACTGACTAAAGAACTGTTTGATGCTGAGTACGCAGGATGAAATGCGTTATCTGCTCCAATCCGTTAAAAAAAGGGCAGAGAAAATTCTGTTCCGATACTTGCTATAGGTTTGAGTGTTCGGAAAGACAAAGAAGAAACTACAGGAAAATATCCCCACTCCTCGACAAAAGACCATGTGTATTTTGTAACACAATTTTCCAGCCCAGAGGTGAAGCACATATATGTTGTAATAAATATTGCAGGATGGTTCTTGAAAACAGGAAGAGAAGAGATGCCCCCAAAAATCCAAGGAAGAAAAAAGAACCCCGGTTCTGGGAGTATAGGATTGCAATAGCAGAGGAGAAGATTGAAAAACTAGAAAAGCCGGAGGATCAGGAACCCAAACCAAAGAAGGTTATCCATCCAAACATCATACTACGACCCATGTCAACTGCTAACTCTAACTACCTTGAGGAAATAAAAGAATTTGAAAAACAGGGAGGAGAGATTCGGCTACTTCCATCTCAACTTGATGGCAGAACCCCGGATGCAAATCTCAGGAGTATATGGGGTTGGAATATTGAAACTATGTACGGATTTGGATATGAAATAGGATTAATGGAAGACTTAATGGAGGAGATGCAAGATGCTAGCTGAAATAGACCCTGTAGCGAAACCAAGAATGACCCGTAGGGATAAATGGTTATCGCCCCCAAGAAAATGTGTTCAAAAGTATCGCAAATTTGCCGATGATCTTCGGCAATCTATATTGTATGATGAGTTTGTTCCGGGATTCAGGTTGGTTCTGGAGTTTCATATTCCGATGCCTAAGTCATGGTCTAAAAAGAAGAAAGCCGAAATGGTCGGTAAGCCCCACCAACAAACTCCAGACTTAGATAATTTCATAAAATCATTAGATGCAATTGTTCCAGAGGATTGTGGAATCTGGGATATCCATGCGAAAAAGTTCTGGTCTATAACAGGACGTATCTACTTGGAGAACAAATGAATGAGTATGTGGATATGTTATTGGAAGGTAGTCACAGGAAGACTACAGATGAACTCCATGCGTTTACAAGGGCAAGCAGGAGAAGGCTAAGATTAAGGAACGAAGTGAATGCAAGACGAAAACGGATAGCAGAATCAATAAGTGGACACTTCAGGAAAAAACCATATTTAGAAGATTTATAGAGCGACATGGATGTTGCTTCAACACGGACACTTCAGGAGGTAGACTCGGCCTATACGGAAAGACGTACTCCCGGTTACGAAGTGTCCGTCCTTTTTTAAAATATATAGGAGAGATAATGAAACCAGAACAAGACCCGGCAGTACGACTAGGTAAAATAACTGGAGGTAATGCTTCATCGTTCCTAGGGTTGAACAATTACCAAACTCCAAATGAAGCCTGTGATCAGTTTTGGGGTAAGACACCTCAACCAGATTTAACCAAAAACAGATTTGTTCAATCTGGGATATGGTCTGAACCAATGATAGGTAAGCGATTTGCAAAAGAGATGAACCTAAAGATTAGAGTTATAAATCGCACCTGCGTTTCTAAAGATTGGCCTTTAGCACAAGGACACATTGATGGAAAGATTCAGGGCCAGAATGTAGGGTTGGAAATTAAGACTGCTTCTGAGTTTAGGAAAAAGGACTACAGTGAACATTTAGCCCCTAACCCTAGAATCCCTATTCAGTATAGATGCCAGATTAACCACTACCTGTATCTGACAGGCTGGGATTATTGGTGGCTAGCTGTCTTGATAGGAGGTAATGATTTTAGGGTATTTAAGATTGAACGTGACGAAAAGGCTATTCAGGAGCAGGTAAGGAAGCTCAAAGAATTTTATAATACTTACCTACTGCCGGGACTGTCCCCCCCTGCACAGACACCCGATGAAGCACTTTATATTTTCCCAAGTGCTGACCCGGAAGAAAGAAGTGTGGATGCAAGTCCATTGTTTATGAGTCTTATTGCAGAAGCAAAGGATATTGCAGAAGAAGAAAAGATATTGAAGATGCGTAAACTAAAGAATGAAACGAATATAAAGAATCTTATGGAGGACACAACATACATTACCGACCCTAACTCTAGGGATCGTATTGCTCAGTGGAAAAATGGTTCATCAACAAGGTTGAATCAAAAGGCACTGAGACAGGATATGCCGGAAATTTGGCATAATGATAAGTATGTGAATACATCAACTTATCGCACTTTTAAAATCCTATAAAGGAGAGAAAATGGAGATAGTAATAAATAAAGGTAAGAAGAAGAAGCCCCTGAAGATTGGTTTTTTTGGGCAAGGAGGGTCGGGCAAATCGACCGCAATTAAGGATGCTCTGATTGCCGATAAGGAAGGTGGGCTGAATGAAATTGATTGTGAGAGTGTTGATCTAGTCGGGAAAAGTACAGAAGACCTGTACGATTTTTTAAGATACGTTCACAAGCACCACAAGGATATTAAGCAGGATACCATTGCGATTGATTCTATAGATTGGGTTGAGAAGCAAATCCATACTGAAATATGTGCAGATAAAGGAGTTACTTCAGGTTCAATAAACGAAAAACCTCTTTCATTTGGAGTTGGGCATGGAATAGCAATGTCACGTTTTAAAAAACTTTATAGCTCGCTGGATATGGTAAGAGATATAGGTTTCAACATTGCGATTATTTCACACGCAAAAATACAGAGGGTTTCTGACCCGAATCTGGATGAGTATGACCGCTGGGACTTGGCCCTTGAAAGAAATATTAGAAATTATACGAGAGAATGGCTCGATATTTTATGCTATGTTTCGATAGAAACTTTTACAGTCAAGCAGGAAAGTTCTGGGTTTGGTGGAACTAAATTCAAACCCACTACCACAGGAAGACGTTTACTCAATGTTGGGAATGACCCCAGCTATGAGAGTAAAACGAGAATACCTCTACCAGACAAGATGGACTTGGATTGGGGGGTGTTAATGTCTGCAATAGAAAAATCTAGGGCAGATCAGGGCGATACCGCCAAAGAAGAACCAAAGAAGAAAGAAAAGAAGGAGAGTAAAGATGGTACAGACTCCATACGACTTTAGTGTCGAAGATAAGAAAGAACCTCTGGATATGGATGGCGATTTTACGCCCCTGCCAGACGGGGAATACTTAATGTCAATAGATTATGCGGAAATTAAAGACACCGCCTCCGGCAAAGGTGAACAGTTAAAGCTGGAACTTGTTGTTCTGGAATCTCCTACTGGTTCCGGGCAAAACCGGAAGGTCTTTGAATATCACATGATTAGGCATTCCAATGCCCAAACCCAGAAAATCGGGAGAGGGGAAATTACTGAATTGGCAGAAGCGTGTGGATTGCCGATGCCCATAAATATTCAGGATACAGGCCAGTTCCTTAACAAAGCAGTTAGGTGTGAATTATACACACAGAAAGGAACTAACGGCTATCAGGACTCAAATAAAGTCAGAAGATACAAGACGTATCAAGCTAGTCCTGCTCAGTCTACTCAAGTATTAACCCCACCACCTGTGACTACAGCGGAACCCATCAAAGATGATATTCCATTTTAGCACAGATTTGATTTTGTCAGCCGTTGGTCTGTACCTCTGTGGTGCAGTCAGCGGTGTTTCTGGCCTCGCTTTATGTGTATTCATATATGTAAGGCGAGGTAAAATAATTATATTATCCTATGACAAAGTGTAACCATTGCGGAGAGGATTATGAACCTATACAACCATCCAGACAGAAGTTCTGTTCCACTTCATGTAAAGATAAAAATCAATACTGGAAGAATAAATATTCTGGGAATATTCGTGCATTCAAATCTGGTTATCCTAGAAAATTAAGTATCAAACTCTATATGATTGCTCGTAACTCTGATTTAACAGCCCCGTGCCATTACTGCCATACTCGGTTGACTCCAGATAATTTTCAGCTAGATCACAAAGTGGCTATGAGCAAGGGTGGTTTTACAACCAAAGCCCAGATACAACAGGAATCTAACCTCGTTGTGTGCTGTGAAAGCTGTAATCGAGAAAAGGGTAGTCATTATACTTATGAACAATTTTTAGCAAAAAAACAAAATGCCTAAATTCAACGAAGATGCATACAAAGACTGCGATAGCAGAGCAAAAGAAGTTTGGCGAAACTACCTTGAATCGAAGAATATTTTCACCAAAGTTTTTGAGGACTATGGAGCCGATATACAGGCACTTCATCCATATTTCCATGAGGTAGAAATTAAATCATCATGGGAAGATGTGTGGCCTGAATCATGGACTACACTCCATATCCCTGCCCGGAAGAAGAGGCTCCTCAGTAAAGGCAAGGGGTTCTTTGTAGTTTTTAATAAGACCTGCACAAAAGCCAAGTTAGTGGAGAGTAAGGATATGGACGATGTATTTATTGAAAGTATCCCAAACAGCAGGTATCCAGAGGGGGAATTTTTTTATAACATTCCTATTAACTTAACTACTGAAATAACATTATAGTGTGTGTGTGTGTGGACTAAATGGATTTAGATCAAACATGGAAGGTCTTCAGCTCTAAACTACAGAAGACAAAACCAACCGATAATGGCATTGAAGCGTGTTGTCCTGCCCATGAGGATAAAAGAGCTAGCCTGACTGCCTCCTTCACTAAAGATAAGATACTGTTCAAGTGCCAAGCAGGTTGCTCATTTGATTTGGTAGTATCTTCTTTGGGTATGGAACCAAACGATTTTTTTGCCCCGGAATTACCTGCACTTCCTAAACGAATCATAAAAACTTATAAGTATGAGGACAAGGATAAGAACCATGTCTTCAGCGTTGTTAGGTTTGAACCGAAAGACTTTCGACCACAACGGCCCGATGGAAAGTACACTCTGGAAGGTGTCGAGCGTGTACCTTATCGGCTACCTGAAATGCTTAAAGCAATTGAAGATGGTAGAACTATCCTGTTAGTAGAAGGTGAAAAAGATTGTGATAATCTTGCTAAACTTGGAATGGTTGCAACCACTTGTCCAGGTGGTGCAGGGAAGTGGAGGCCAGAGTATTTGCAATGGTTTAAGGGTGCTTCAGTCTGCTGTATTCCAGACAATGACAAGGCAGGTCGGGAAGGTACAGAATTACTTGCACATAAACTTTTACCTGCAACTTCACAAATCTTATGGCTGGAACTTCCTGACATTCCAGAAAAAGGTGATGTCTCTGATTGGATTAAAGTAAAAGGTAATGATGCAGAGAAGTTCAGGGAAGTTGCACAAACTTCTGTGGTCTGGAAACCGAAGGCTACACTTCCAAAGAAACCTGAAGTAAAAAATCTGCACTCAGATTTTTTCTATCCCAAAGGTTTTGTTGGAGACTTAACAAAATTCATTGTAGATAATTCTAAATACCATCAGCCAATCCTTGCACTCTCTGCAAGCCTTGCATACGCTGGAGTATTAATGGGAAGGAAAGTTGCAACTGAAGAAAATACTCGCAGTAATTTATTCATTGCTGCACTTGCTCCTACTGGTCACGGAAAAGAATCTGCAAGATTCATAATAAAGAAATTGGATGCAGATTTGAAGCTGGAGTGTTTTGGTGCAGAAAAAGTAACCTCAAGAGCGGCAATCGAAAGGGTTCTGGCTTGGAGGCAAAGTTCATTGTTTATGATAGATGAATTTGGATTGTACATGAAAGCAATCTTCAGTACCAATGCCAGTTCACACCAGTTGGAAATTATGAGTACGTTCATGGAGGTTTTTACTTCCTCTGGAGGTTCTTACTATGGACAAGATAAAGCTAGTCTGAAAGATCAGGAGCGGTTTGAACTGCAACAGCCCTGCTGTTCGATTTATGGAACATCAACCCCTTCTACATTCTGGCAAAGTCTCAATTCGGGAAAAATCGCTGATGGAGCCTTGGGGAGATTCTTATGCTTCAGCACTAATCCAGATAGACCTGCAAGGCAACGTGGAAAGATCATTGGTAAGTTTCCTAAAAATATTGTTGACCGATGCCAGTATTTTAAAAACATGAGTATCCAGCCGGGTAAAGTTAAAGGTAATATGTCGGAAGCTATGGCGATCCCTGACCCGGAAATAATTGTTTATTCTGATCCTGCTTGGAATTTGTTTGAGAAGCTAGAGGACTATTCAAATAAGAAAATAGATTCCTCTGGGCTAACTGGATCAATGTGGGTTCGTGCAGCAGAAATGGCAAAGAAGATCGCATTGATAAATTGTGTCTCGGATGACAAATCTAAAATATTAGCTGACCATGCAGATTATGCGTGTGAGTTGGTGAAATTTTTGATCCAAAACACCTGCACAGAAATCTTCCTTCACTTGGCAGACAATGATAATGAGAGAATCAGCAAAAGAGTTGAAAGATTAATTATTGATGCAAGTACAAAAGGATTATCAACAACAGATTTATACAGATCAACAAGGTTCCTGCGCAATTCAAAACATCGCAGAGAGATTCTGGAGGACTTAACTGAAGCTGGATTGATAGTTTGCCTGAAAGATGATAGTTATGGCTCTGGAAGGAAGTCTGAGAGGTGGTTTGCTTCTGAGGCTATCTGAATAGAAAGCCCCAGAGAACAAAGGATATATTACAAGCGCAGGTCGCTTTCGTTATCACCTGCGTTGATCTGAGACTCCGTTTTTAGACCATTTAGCACACAATTCGTTACAAACCATGTTTTTGTCTGGCGAAGCCCATTTTCTTTTTCATACTGATCTAAAAACTTCTCAAGCAGTTCATCTGCCCGTTTTGAAATTCTTACTTGAGGTAAATTGTCTTTCATTTTATTCCTTTTTTAGTTAAAGTTAATATTCATCACGTTACCTCTGTGATGGGTTAGCCCCACTTGATTTCGATTCCATAATCAGGTGGGGTTTTTTATACCTTGCATCATACAAGTCAAGTTCCGCTTTGCCTAGTTTCTGATTAAGCATTTCGGTAACTCTGCCATAGGATTTTATCGTCCCCTTATAGGTTTTGATTTTCCCTCGCAGGATAGAATTTTCAACGTATTCCTGATCTTTTAGTTTTTCTAGTTTGGAAATTACAAATTCCATTGCTTCTTTCCAACCTTGCACAGTACCATGATCGAAGTCATCACCATTCCCATCTGCAAACACATCAGATTTTAAATCTTTGTCAAAATCGTAGTGGAGTTTATACAACTCGTCAAGCAATGGCAGGTACGAGTTTTGGGTTAATTCTTCCATACTCATACAACCTCCTTAATCCCGACTTTGAGCCTGCGGATGTTTTCCTGATCGTCTTGCCTCTCTTTCCTCGCTTCTCTGGCTACAAAAGCATCTAACGCTTTTTCTAGCTTCGACCTTTCCTTCTTATTCTTTCTAACTGTGCTTTTACCTGCACTCACTTTTTTACCTGCACGTCTTTCTAGCTTACAGATTCGTTCTGTTAGCTGGTCTAATTCACCTGCGCATTTACCTGCATCAGATTCAAGCTCGGAAATTCTTTTTTCAAGCTCGGAATTTTTTGTATCATTGCTGAGAACATATCTCCAAAAGTTCTCTGTTAGTTTTTCGATCTCATTCATACTACCTCTATTGATTGAGGCACAGCCCTAAAGCTGTGCCATGATTTAATTAAGTTACAAGTTCCTTGCTGGACTTTTCCAGCAAAGAGTCAAAGTCCTGCGACCATTCCTCAGGAAATGGTGAGATATCCTGCATTGCTCCAGATAGTGCTGCTGCATTACTATTTATTGAGTAACGATTGCAAGGCACTAACGGGCGATCCCCCCAAGCATGATCAAAAGCTCCACAACCATAAATACGGAATAAGTTACTCATAACCTTATAATCGTATTTGGTATCGTGTAGCTCTTCATGGTCTATCGGTTCGCCACAGTAACGACAAATTATATCCATGTATTACCTCTGATGGATAGGTTAAACAGCCCCTGAAGGGCTGTAGTGCAGAAAATCTACACTACAAGCAACAACCCCGAAGGGTCGCTGCCTATAGTTGAGACTAATAATTGTTAAAAATAAAAGTCCTTGTTATTGAATAGCCTTTTAAGCCGTCATACTTTTTTACTTCTGCAATCATGTGATCCATTTCCCATTCCCTTTCAACTTTTTCCCAGTCAATAAAATTAACTAAATGATCTGGGATATCATTGCAACTGGTGAAAGATTCGTAAACATAATCAGAAAATGAATCCACTTCTGCACAATAACAGTCTTCTATACGTTGAAGGTCTGCGTCTGGTTCACTTGCAACCGAATGGAAAGCTTCGACCATATCTTTCTGATGATCTTCCATCTGGTTCCACTCCCAGAACTTATCAGAAATGTGGCTTTCTGATATCATTCCTTCCGGGAAACCTTCGTAATCCTGAAACATAAACTCCGGGTCATGCTCTCCCTTGTGCAGTTTGTTGCAAGCCTCGTAAAAGTCTTCTGAGTCTGTGAAGTCTTCCATATCGAGCCAAGCCCCTGCAATTGAACCGGAATTATACTTGCCGTATGTTCCTACATATATACTGGGCATATTACCTCTATGGGTTTGGGTTAGATTATAGTTGATCCGGGATACAATAGTTTTTATTCCCGAAGTAATCCGCTAGGGCTTCATCGTTGCCACATTGCGAGCAGATTTCTGTCTCGTTGTCTCTCCGGGACATTGCCGGAAAGTCCGTCACTGTATCCTTACAGTCTGGACACTTCCACGGATCGGCAAGGCCGTTGCCACGATACTTTGTTGCTTTGTTCATATTACCTCTATTTGTTTCGGGTTAATAAACGTTTCCGGGATTGAGTTTTGCGCTTTCGCCAAGATGTTCTGCGGTCTTTTTCAGCCCAAGTTAGGAAGGCAGAAAAAAGGATACAAAACACACCCATCCCAATTACAAATAAAAAAGCATTATCATTCATGCAACCTCTCTTTCTTTCATGTCTCTGGATGCATACAACTCCCAGAGATCAAAGTTATCGCCAATTCCGTCCATCATTGCCGAGACTAAAGTCTCGACTCTCTGAGTGGGTAAGGGCGTTCTGTTCTCCAGTACATCCAGAGTGCAGGGTTCCTCAACTGAATCATCAGACATAAGTGATATTTCTGCAAAATTATCCTCTGTAGGTTTGCAGTCAAATGCATAATGCACACTTGAGCCAAGTTTTTTGCCGTCATCGTCAAAGATGATAATCTGGCCTTTGATATATACTTTCATGCAACCTCGCTTTCCTTCCAGATTACCTTCTGGATATCTTCCGGGAAAGTATTTATTATTGATTGCATTTTTTTTACTACTTTCTGGGCGAGTTCAACTGTTGCAATTCCTTCCTCGCTAAAAGGTTTTGCTTCTAGGGCTGACTGCCTTAGTGCCTTGAGTATTGTGTTCAACTCTAGCAAGCCAAGTTCCTCTGTTGCTTCCTTTGAGAGTTGGGTTAGTGTTTTCTTATTCATATTACCTCTATATATGAAGGGTTTAAAATGGCAGCTTTATTGCTACCTTCGCAAACACTTCCGGAGAAGTGCTTGCTGGGCTAACAACTATGCTTCTTTATAATCTAAGCCGTTATAAGGTTTATATTCTGGATGATCCCTAAGTAAATGGTCTGAAGGATTCTCTACTATGTAAGAAGTCTCTTCTCCAAGTCTCCGGCCTCGTACATGATAATCAAATGGATCGCATGGATCGAAGCCAAACATTGCGCAAACATAAAAGAGATCAGGATCATAATTGTCAGGATCGACAACCTGAAACCTATCGCCCATCATTGAAGAACGTAAGCCGTATGTTTTGCCGTCTTCCTCATGTAATGGAGCCTCGACCTTAATCCTCCAATCTACAATATTTGAAGGGTGTTCGCTTTTGCTCCAAGAATCATTAATGTTCTGGGTTTTCATGTATGCAAACTCAAGACCTTCGGAATGGTCTGTTATTTTCGCTAGAGTTATTGAAGCGACAAGAGTCTTACAAGTCTCACGCCCATAACTGGAATGTATTACTTTTACTATCATATTACCTCTGGGGGTTTGGGTTAGAAGTTTGCCAAACTTCGATAAACTGGCAAAGCCAGTGTAGGACTTGCTCTAGGGCTTGTCAAGCTAAAAATGCATAATAATCAGTAGGAAGTCATTTTTATGCATTATTGGTATTTGGTAATGTGATTAAAACTCTCTGTAATCCGTTGATAACTACAGTAATAAATCATTCTTTACATTAATAGCATATATTTTGAAGTGTTAAAGATTAGTGATGTTTGTACTGGTATTTATGTGTTATTTGGCTAATAATTGATAGAACGTGTAAATCTACAGCCGTAGAACATGGTTCTATTCACATTGGATTTACTATTAATGTGAATAATGATTTTAAACTGATAAAGGAGAGACAATGCCGAAACTGAAGGACAACGAATTTACCGATAAACAAGATCAATTTATTCATAACTTGGTGATGCTGGGAAACAACCCGACACAATCGGCTAGGCTAGCAGGATATGCAGACCCGAAGCAAAGCAGCTTCAATCTAGTTCATAGTCCCAAGATAATAAGCCGTATCCGACAAGAGAGACACAAAGTCTATCAGACCGACCTTGCACCAATAGCCGTCCGGACACTTAAAGAAGTCATGCAGGATACCGAAGCCCCAAGTTCAGCGAGAGTAGCCGCTGCCCGGAGTTGTCTGGAGTTGGCTGGCGATCTCGGCAAGCATTCTCTGGCAAATACTAAGAGCGACAAGAGTTTATCTGACATGAGCGTAGAAGAACTGTCAACGATCATCGACAAGCTTGATGGTGAGAAGATAAGGCTAGCCAAAGACGTAACCCCCTGATAATATGGAGAAAGACAGGCGATCCAAAGCCGAGCCGACCCACCCCCCCGGCCCCTCGCAGCTTCGCTGAGTTGTGTATCATGGACTCCAACACAAATTTGACCTAAAACGGACTTTCAAGACATTCAAACATTCAAATAACCCGATATTAAAATATTCAAATAAACCATTTAATTTAAACCGTTTATCATATACCTTAGATATTGATCTTTAAACCCATCGAGATTGCAGGATGACCCAACCAAGAGCATACAGCCAAACCACCACTTTCACTGACCATTCTACTGTAGCCCCTTCTGATCCACATTCAGGAGCAAATTTAGATACAGAGTTTGTTGAGTTAAAGCAGAACTTAGATGACGTAAACACGAACCTCGCACTTCTCCAGAGGGATGACGGCAAGTTA